GCCAGAGAATTTATCAAAGCTGGAATAACTCAACCGATAGCAGTAATTCCTCATGGCGTAACTGAGGGTCAATTCTATCCAGTAGACAGAAAGAAGGCTAGAAAGAAGTTAAAGTTAGATGAAGATTTATTTATTGTTTTCAACGGTAATAGAAACCAATTCCGTAAAAGATTAGACATAACTTGTGAAGCATTTGCCAAGTTTGCAGTAGATAAACCAGATACCAGAATGTATTTGCATATGGGATTGAAAGATCAAGGGTGGGATATCATGCCATTGTTTAGTAGGGAAATGCGTAAACGTGGATTAGATCCTAATGGGAGAATAATAATGACCACGAATACTCAAGATCCTCCTAACGTTGAAGTGGACATGCTGAATACTATATATAATGTATGTGATGTAGGCGTGAATACTTGTAAAGGCGAAGGCTGGGGTCTGGTGAACTTTGAACATGCTGCATGTAAGGTTGCCCAAGTAGTGCCTAACCACACTTCTTGTAAAGAGATATTTGAAGGTTACGGACAACTTATAAATTGTAATCATGTTGATGTCGACACCACTTTTGCTAGGGAAATGCCTTGCCCAGATGCTGATCACCTTACAAGCATCCTTAATGAACTGTATGAAGATAGAGGAAAACTTAAAGCGACAGCGGAACTCTGCTACCTAAGAGCTACTGATCCTCAATTTCATTGGAAAAACATTGCATCACAGTTCGGTGGGGTCTTCCAGGACACATTGAATGGAGTTGATCACTCTGTAGTAGAGCCTGAAAAAAGAATTAAACCTAAAAAGAGAAAAAAATCTAGAAAGATTGGATCTAAAAAGTAGAATTAGCTATAGTTATAGTAAAGTTTTAAACCAAATTAACATGATTAAAGATAATCTTACAGGGGAAGATTGTAACTGTAATTGTTGTATAAATAGAAAACAAATAGAAGAAGATAAGAATAATTATCATATAAAAATTTATAGACCATGGGGATGGTATCAAACCACTATGGAAGGAGAAGACTTCAAGGTAAAAACAATATGTATTGAAGAAGGTAATCGTTTAAGTTTACAAAAACATCATCATCGTACTGAGGTGTGGATAATAGCTTCAGGTTTTGGATCTGTTTATTGTGATGGTACTTGGCATCTAGCTCATCCTAAAGACAAATTTACTATAGAAGTTGATACTTGGCACCGTGCAAAAGCTATGCGAGGTGATCTAATTATCTTGGAATTACAACACGGAAAGGAATTATATGAAGAAGATATAGAAAGACTTGAAGACGACTATGGAAGAGCGTTAGTATCTGGTTGAGGGATTTGGGTCCCCTCGGTCATAGGTTCATGTTTGCAAAGTGCTACTCCCCTTGCTATCACAGCTGGGGGAGTTTTCTTTTTACTTCATTTTCTGTTAAAACTAAGAATGAAATCTTTTTACTTTCGTCGTGAGCTAAATAACATATTATGACAAAATGTAAGGTCTATTAATAGACTTATAAGACTTAAATAACAGCGAATAAACATTACACTATTGACAAATTGTTATTTAAGTTAAAATCAAAAAGAAAATTAGTTCATTCACAGTTTTATGTCAAGAAATTATAAACCAATGCCCCCAATTTGGCGGCTGAACGAGTTATTTAAGCTGTCAAATCAGTGTCCAAACGGATTAGTTTGGCGTGTAAATAAGGCTAGTAACAGTCCAGGTGATCCAGTGGGTAAGTTAAACAAATCAACTGGTTATTATATGGTCTCCATAGATAACGAAGTGTATATGGTTCATCGTATTGTTTATTATTTAAGGATGGGAATCTCTCCTGATGCTCATAGCGTACAACACCTAGGAGAAACTAGAGATAACAGGACTCCTTTGATTGAGACTTATAAGACACCTAACAATAAAAAGATAATGGCTTCAGGATTTAAAATATAATGGCTAATGTAATAAAAACGTTTGAAACTACGAACTTCAGACATGTAAAAAACATCCATGAATTAAATGATTCAGAGTTACATAAGCATGGTTATTATCGTGGATATCAATGTCCCCATGGACATGAAATAAGGGATATAGAAAATCATTGGTGTTATGAGTGCGTACTTAAGATTAAATCCAATATATGTGGCTTTGATTTAAACTTTCTGGCTAATGATTTTAAAAATAAATATTATAAACTCTGGAAAAAAGTAGAGATAGGAGAGCCTGATGAATGCTGGAATATGAAATTAACAGGTAATAAAAGCCCTAATCGTGTATGTTTTCCCTCCTATAGAACTTTTTACAGTAGACAAAAATCAGAAAACGTAAATGCACATAAAGCTATTTACCAATGTGCATGGGGTGATATAGGGGCTATGAGTGTGACACGTTTATGTGGAAATCCGTGGTGTGGTAATCCTTTGCATATGATATCCAGTTGGAATGTAGGTTTTCCTCCTTCTAAATTAACTCCTTTTCACATTGATTTTGATGCTGAGAAATTGATGAGAATATCTAAAGCTCGTATGTTAAACAGAGATCAGGAAATAATTAGAGATGCTTATAAGGCAACTATCGCACATCCTTTGCACGTAGAGGCTGCTCCAGATTATGATGAAGGGTAGGTATAGAGATAGAGAGTGGCTCGTAATCAATTAACACAACGACAAAGAACAGTGAAAGATCCTTTACCCATAGGATCTTTTACACAGACTTCTATACGTTATCTAAGAGGTAATCTAGGATCTAAAAATAGAGTAAATTCTGGAGGATACGGAGGAGGTACAACCAATCACTGGTTTAAAGTAACACTAGAACAGAGTGGGTGGATAATAATTGCTAACGGTTCAATTAAACCTAAGTTTATAAATATATCTGCCTACGATTTAAACAGGAATCCCATACAAGGAAGAGCTATTTTTGGAGCGGATAGTATAGGTCAAATAAGCACTGCTGATGGGTCTAAACAATATTCATATGAAGGAACTGTTCAAGGAGCACAATCAGATACTTATAACACTTTTGATCCAAGGAGATTAGACAGAGGTGATGATAGGTACTTTGCTCTACCAATAGGAGAGTATTTAATCTGTATATCTAGTGTTAGAAATGAACCAATAGATTATGCTGTAGGTATAGTAATTGAAATTTCAGACCCCTTTCCTTTACTACTTACAGAAGACTTCTCTAGACTTATTTATGAAGACAATCCTGATGCTGATGGAGATGACGCAATAATATGTGACACAACTACTAACTTCACTGGAGACGATACTCATGATCACTCTCTTACTGAATGGAAAACAGCCTGGAGTAGAGAACGACAGCCTGAAGATCCTTTCCCTGCATTTTTAACAGAGTACACTACCACACAATAAAAATGAACGCTGCAAAACTCTACAACTTATTATTGGACGGAAAAGCAAAGAAAAATAACAAAGGAGGATTAACTGCTAAATTTGAGAGAACATGTGAGCAAATGCCTTATCTACCTCAATGTAAGGTGTATGACGTGTAAATTAAGCAGAAAAAAGAAAGTAATAACGGATAAATTATCCAATGGGGATAAATTCAAAGTAATAAGAAGACCTTTTAAATTCCCTAATGGAAAATATTTCTGGTTGGTAGGAATGGTGGCTTCTAAAAGTAATAGAGCTTTAAATGATTGGATAAATGAAAGAACTAAACGTAAAAGAGTGAAAAAATTAAACCACTTTTATCCTAAGAAGAGAGATGTAAAAGCTTTACGTATAGCTGTAAACGCAGCGAAAAATTGGATAAAAGAGATACCTGATGGAGATTCTTTAGTGTTTAGAGCTGAAGGTGCAAAATCAGATCAATTATTTAGAATATATAAGAAATGGTTTGCAACCCATGAGGACATTCCTTGGGTGATATCCGAAGAACATAAATCATTTTTCTTTTACAAAAAAAGGTCTTAGAATAGGAGTGTTAACAATATAAAACAATGATTGCTTTAATCCGTCCGATATTAATCAAATTTGCCACCTCATCACAAGTGAAGAAGCTGGTGATTGATTTACTACAAAAATTAGTTGAATCTACAGAAACAGAACTAGATGATGCAGCTCTAGCTATAGTCAAAAAAGGATTAGGCTTTACTACTACAAAGAAGTAATAGCTTAAAATTAATGTAGCATTACGTGTATATATGGAAGCTACAAAAGAAAAACAAGAATCAAAAAATCCTCTTTCCAAATTAAAAGAGGTTATTGATGATAAAGAAGAGCAGTTAGCTATTCTTGGTACCTTCATTCGGCTTGGTGTTATGGTCTGGGCCGGATTTATAATTTCATTGAACTACATCACTTTACCGGGTATTTCTGATGATAAGTCACCTAAGGACATCACTTTCATAGCCAGCGTTTTCACGGGTTGCCTAGCAACATTTAACGTGACTCCAGGGGGTAAGAAAAAGAAAGATGATAAGGCTGGAGGATCTACAGCATCTGTTCCTACACAAATAATTAGAATAGAACAAGCTCCTCTAAAAATTACTACGGATACTAAGAAAAATGTATAGCAACAGAGAAAACAAAAGATTATCTATCTTTTCAATCTCTCTTGCTGTTTTATTAGGTACATCAAATGTATCCTTGATTACTTATTTAGTAAGTACATCAAATCATAAAAAAATCCCCTCCTTCGATATACCAGTAGGTCCTTACACTTCTTATCGCTTAACTGCAACTAAAAACGGCTACACTCTTTCTTATAAAGCAAATGATCCAGAGAAATTTATAACTCGTACAAGAACATCTACTCCCAAAGGTCTATTCGGAGGTAAGCAAGAGGAAGTAGATTTATACGAAGAGAACACTCTACTTGGTAAAACATCTACCAAAGTTGGAGAAGAAATTACTGATGAGTTAATTGCTTGTATAAAAACTGAAGGAGCTGGAGAATCCACAGGAAGATTGATAGGTACATCTATTGGAGCACAAGCTGCCCCAGCTGTATCCCAAATTCCTGTAGTAGGCTGGTTAGCTGCTGGATGGGTTGCAATGTTTGGTGGTAATAAAGGTGCGGATGTCGGAGGAGAAATTGCTAAATCCTTTAATGATTGTTAATCATGTTCGTAAACAAACTAACGCTAGTAACAGGAGGATTCGATCCCATACATAGTGGACATATCGAATACTTCAAAGCAGCAAGTGAATTATCTGACTTTTTAGTCATTGGTTTAAACAGTGATGAATGGTTGATAGATAAAAAGAAACAAGCATTTCAAGATTGGGATGAAAGATCCAATATTATTAAACATTTGGACATGGTTTCAATGGTTATAAATTGGGATGACTCAGATAAAACTGCTTGTGGAGCTATAGAAAAATGTCTATCCATAGCTGATGAAGTTATATTTGCTAATGGAGGAGACAGAATTGTTGGTAACACACCAGAGCTAGATGCTTACACAAATAATAAAAGAGTTAAATTTCAGTGGGGTGTAGGAGGAGACTATAAGATTAACAGTAGTTCTTGGCTTTTGAACAATTATTATAAGGATCGGGTATTAATTGGCGATGATAGAATTTAATCAATACTTGTCTATAAAAAAAAATGTTGAAGTATTTATCATTATTAATATTATTGTCCTTCCCTTCTATAGCTCGAAGTGACATCTATCACTCGATTTCTAGCTCAGTTAAGCTGGAAGTTTCGGCAGCAGCAACAGCAGCAGACCGGATTGGTAACTCTCTAAGCATAAGTGGATCTGGAATCAATACGACCGATGGGACCACGTCTGGGAGTGTGGGTGGCTTGGGAGCTGCAACGAATGGCGTAAATGCTTATACAGCAATCACAGCTAGTCAGCTTACAGATGGTGATGCTTTCAGTTTCAGTTCTAGTTACACAGCTGGAGATACTGTAGCTACAAGTTTAACAGTTGGTGAGACAAGCCCATTCGGGGATTTGACGAGTACAGCGGCAGGTGTGGCTGGTTCACTTGCAGGTACAATTGATACGAAAAATGACCTAACAATAGTAGCCGGGGGAGCTGGTACTAGTGTGACTGGGCAATTTATCGTGGGATTAACGTTGGAATAGAATGAGACAGTTGATATTGCTGTTTATATTTTTACCTGTCCCTTTAAAAGCATCACCCATATCAGGTGCATTTACTACCGGGACCATGAATTCGACTACCACTACAACTCAAACTATAGTTGAATCAGTGGTATCTAAGGACTATAATTCAGGATATACCTATACTATCGCTGGCACTGGCATTGAGATGCAGAATAGCGGTAATATGGTACCAAGTGCTGTAAACACAACTGGAACTACAGATGGGGTTAGTTATTCATGGACTGGTTTAGATTTCAGTACAAAGCCAACGTGGAAGCAAACAGAAAACGGAGCGGCTTTTCAATTAAGCGAAAGTTATTCTGGACCAGGCTTGTCCAA